GACCAGCGCCAGCAATCCGCGCAGCAGGAAGAGGTTGCCAAGCAGGCGGCCATCAACGACATCGACAAGTTCGTCAAGCAGATGGCGGGCACGGACATCGACTACCCGGTGATCGAGGAAATCCTCGGTCAGCAGATCCCGCGGGTCATCGCGAACGCCCAGCCGCAGCAGTGGCGCGGGCTCATCGAGACCATGTATCACACGATCAAGGCCACAGCAGGCCGAAGCCGCCAACCGCCCCCGGCAGCGGCGACCGGAAACCTGCTGCGACCGAGCGGCGCGTCGTCTGCGAAAGCAGATCCTCGTGACGGCTTCGAGGCGATGTGGGGTCAATCCCGCCCCGCCGGCGCGTAACCCAGCCTCGCGCACTGGAAGGGCCCGCCGCAGCCCCAATGCGGCAGGTGTGAGCCTGGTTCACCGCAGGCATGTGAGACGTATTGCGGCTTCGTCGCCCGTGACCCGGAGTGCTGCCCGTTGGGCGGCGCGATTCATCACATGCATCGGAGAGCACCATGCCTTTTTCCGCACAAGACCTCATCGACGCCGGCAAGATCGGCCTCGACTACTTCCTCGCGAACGACCCGGTCGATCAGATCGCCCTGGAGCGCCCTCTGCTGAAGGCGCTGCAGGCGAAGAAGAAGACCGCGCCCGGCGCCAAGCAGTTCGTCGTCGAGCAGCTGCGCAAGACGTACGCGGCGAACTTCCAGTGGTACAACGGTTCGTCGATCGTCACCTACAACCGCCGGCAGACCATCGAGCAGGCGCAATACGCCTGGCGCTCGTGCCATGACGGCTTCGCGCTCGACGAGGACCGCCTGGCGCAGAACGGCATCACGATCACCGACAGCTCGGGCCCGAGCAACGCGACCGACGCCGAGAAGATCCAGTTCACCAGCCTGATCGAAGAACAGGCCGCATCGCTGAAGCTTGGCTTCCAGGAGCAGTTCAGCTACCAGCTGCACCTGGACGGCACGCAGTCGACCGACGCGATCGGCGGCCTGGATCAGCTGGTGTCGCTGGCGCCGACCTCGGGCGTCGTGGGCGGCATCGACCGCGCGTCGAGCTCGAACGCCTATTGGCGCAACAACTTCTCGACCGGCCTGACGACCACGACCAGCACGGGCACGATCCTGAACCAGATGGAAGTGAACTTCCGTCAGTGCTCGCGCAACGGCGGTCGGCCGGACCTGATCATCGCCGGCTCGCAGTTCATCGACGGCTACCGCAACTTCGTGCTGAACACCTTCGGCCGGATGGACTTCGGCCCGTCGAACACGAAGGTGGTGGAAGGCGGCACGTCGGTGTTGCGCTTCCAGGGCGTGGATGTGCAGTGGTCGCCGGAGTTCCAGGAACTCGACGCCCGCTTCGCGCCGGCCACGCTGTGGGAGAAGCGCTGCTACTTCCTCAACACCAACACGATCCGTCTGCGCCCGCTGGCCGGCCACGACATGATCAGCCGCAAGCCGCCGCGCGCGTACGACCGGTACGAGTACTACTGGGCGATGACCTGGAAGGGCGCGCTCACCATGAACCGTTCGAACGCCAATTCGGTGCTCGCCCTGGTCTGAACCACTGCTGCTGAAGCAGTTGCCATCCTGTCGACGGCGGCGTGACAGGGGCCTTTGGGCCGGGGGAGTCCTCCCGGCCCGTTTTTGAAGCCGCCGCAACCCTCACAGAAGGAAATCACCATGGCCCGACCGTCTACCGCCCCGAGCAAACAGCTCTCCCGCCGCACCCTGGTCAGCATCAAGCGCGACCAGAACACCGTGTCGCCCCGCGTGGTGTGGGAGCACGAGATCCCCATCCTCCAGGCCATCCACGGCGAGGACGAGGTGCAGGTGCTCGACCCCTCCACCCTCGACGAGGGCTACAGCGCGAAGACCTCGTCCGCTCTGCTGCCCTACAACAAGCAGCAGGACAATCCGGTCAAGCCGTCCGACAGCCAGTGCATCGGCTTCGTCTTCATCGGCGACCCCGAGGCCGAATACAACCGGCTGATCGACGCCTACGGCAACTCGGCCGAGGACGCGAAGACTCCGATGGCGCGCTTCGTCTACGGCCGGTTCCAGGAGCGCCGTTTCGCGCCGCTGCTGGGCAAGCCCGAGCTGTCGGACCTGCCGCCGGCCCAGCTGGTCGAGATCATCCTCAGCACCGGCTACATCGACCACGTCGCCCACGACGCGCCGCGCGAGGAGCGCATGGCGGTGGCCGAGCGGGAGAAGCAGCTGCGCGCCTTGCCGGCCGACCAGCTGCTGAAGATCGCCACCGAGCGTGCGCTCGAGCCGGCCTGACCCTCAACCACCGGAGACCAGCATGCTCAAGATCCTGATCGAGCGCGACGCGGCGACGCGCGTCCCGAAGGAGGTCGAAGACCTGGCTGCGGCGCGCGCCTACGAGTCGATGGGCTTCTCGGTGCACCTGCAGAACGAAGACGGCACGACGTCGCCGCTGCCGGCCGATGCGCGGGCGGAAGTGCCCGTGCCGGCTCCGGCTTCGAGCCAGACGGCCGCGGCGAAGGCCGCTCCCGCCAAGAAGGCCGCGGCGAAGAAGAAGCGCTGAGCCATGGCCTACCGCACGCTGGGCGCGCTGCGCGCCGAAGTCCTCGCCCGGCTGGGCATGGCAGGCATGGGCGCGTCCGGCGGTGCCAACCAGGTGCTGATCAACAGCTTCCTGCGCAACGGGCAGGACCAGCTCTACCGCCTGCAGGACTGGAAGCACCTGATCGCCTATGAAGACAAGACGCTCGGCGTCACGCAGAACCTCATCGACTACCCGACCGCCTGCACGCGCGATCGCCGGGTGATGCGCATCGAGAGCCTCTACAACGGCCAGTACATCCGCATGCCGGAGGGCATCCGAACCGAGGACTGGTCCAACATGGACACGCAGGGCTCGCCGATCCGGTACGACCGGTACGCGCAGATCCTCGTCTACCCGAAGGCGGACCAGATCTACACCTTGCGGGTGTGGTTCGTCGGCGACCTCGGGCGCTTCACCGAGGAGGGCGACGCTGCGTCGCTCGACGACGAGATGGTGCTGCTGCACGCCGTGGCGAATGCGAAGGCGCACTACCGGCAGCCGGACGCCCAGCTGTACCAGGGTCAGCTGAACACGCTGCTCGGCCAACTGCGCGGGCAGTCATTCGTGAACCAGGGCGTCTATCGCCGCGAGATGCCGTGCGACTACGAGCGCCGGCCCGCCGTGGTCGGCCGGGATGTGCCCTGATGCCGGCAATCACGTACGCAGATTTCTCCGGCGGACTCGACCGGCGGCTGCCGATCAACGTGCAGGAGGCCTCGCGGCTGTGGGTGCTGCGGAACGCCTACATCACGCTCGGCAAGCGCGTGCAGAAGCGGCCGGCGATCGACATCGTGAGCAACTCGCTGACCGGCTCGGTCGGCCTGAAGGTGGTCAACGACCGGCTGACGGTGTTCACCGCCAAGGCGAGCGGATTTACCCCACCGCCCGGCGTCAGCAAGATCGAGCTCGACCTGTACAACCCGTACGGAATCGGCTATGCGCAGCTGACGGACGTGGTCTACGCGGAGCAGTTCCAGGGCTTCCCGTACGTCGTCGGCTACTACTTCACCAAGTTCACGGGTGCATTTGGCATACCTCGCGATGGCTACGTCTATCGCCACAGCTACGTCGACGGCAGCCCCAGCACGCTGATCACCGATTCGAACTGCCCGCACACCGGATCCGTCACCAAGGCAGCGAGCCGCATATTCTCCATCGCCGACGAGGTGGTTCGGTACTGCGCCGCCGGCGCCGCGCGCGACTGGACAACGGCGAGCGATGCAGGGTTCCTGCCGACCTCGCTGCAGCAGGACACCAGCACGGGCGCTCGAGCGGTGGGCGGCTACGCGGACAAACTGGTCGTGTTCTTCGCCGAGAACGCGCAGATCTGGACCGTGGCGGTCGACCCGAGCGCGAACACCTTCGTGAAGCGGATCGATGGTGTCGGCTGTGAGCTTCCGCAGTCGCTCGCGAACTTCGCGAATGACCTGATGTTCCTGTCGCCGTTCGGCTTCCGCTCGATGACGCAGCAGGCTCAGACCGACCGCATCGACGACAACGACGTCGGCGTGGCGATCGACAAGCTGGTCGTGCCGGACATCAACGCGGCACTGCCGGCAGCGGGTGTGGCCACCCAGGTGTTCGGGCAGTGGATCCCGCAGCTCGGGCAGTATTGGGCGATCTTCAACATGGGTGCCTACTCGAAGGCGTGGGTCTACACCTACTCGCGCTCCTCGAAGATCGCCTGCTGGTCCGAGTACACCTTCCCGGTCATCATTACGGCGGCCACGACGCTGCGCGGCGCCGTCTACGTCCGCACGGCCGGCGAGCTGTACAAGCTGACTGCGGAGGTCTTCGTCGATCAGCTGCAGTCCGGTTCTGGCGACACGCCGATTCCGGTCGAAATTCAGATGGCGTTCCAGGACGCGAAGCAGCCAGGGGTCGCGAAGCAGTTCTTCGGGGCCGACTATGTCGTTCAGGGCTCGCCGTCGGTGTCGTTCAAGTACGACCCGCGTGATCTGGACAAAGAGGGCGTCTCGATGACGATCCCGGGCGACACGCGACCAGGGGAGGTGCAGGGCGTCGAGATGGTCTGCTCGTCCATCGCGCCGGTGTTCCGGCACGCGGCCGACGAGGACTTCAGCCTGTCGGCCATGAGCCTCTACTACAACTCGCTCGGGCTCACCAGGTGAGCACCTTCACGGTGCTGACGCTGGCCGAGGCGCTTGAAGTGGTCCGCGGTATGCGCGAGTGGGATCGGTGCGCGGTGCGGGCGCTGCTCGGCGCCATCGGCGAGGAAGACTTTGCCGCGTCTCGCTGGAGCACGGATGGCCCAGCCTGGACGGTGCATCAGGCCGGCGAGCAGGTCGCGATCGGCGGGCTGCAGTTCGTGAACGCATGGACCGGCGTGTTCTGGTTCCTCGCGACTGACCGGATGGCTGGCCAAACGTGGGGAAAACTCCTGCGGCACACGCGCACAGTCATCGCCAACGCCAGCAATCCGGCACACGAGCACTACCGGCACCGCATCGAGGCGTACACGCTCGGTGGGTGGGGCGGTGCTGAGCGGCTTGTCGAGCGGCTCGGTTTCGCGCTGGAGGGTACTCGGCGCGCAGCCGGCTCCGGCGGCGAGGACATCAACACGTGGGCCATCACAGGCCCGGCAAAGGGGTAGGTATGGCAACCGGACGGCAAGGCCCGAACAGCAACTACCTCGTCGAGGCCGACGTGCCCGCGCAGGGCGGCTTCGTGAAGCCCGTGCCCGTGCCGGCGACGGCCAGCTCGCCAGGCCAGCCGAATCAGGTGGCCTGCGATGCCACATTCTTCTACTACTGCATCGCGGTGAACACCTGGGTGCGAGTGGGCGTCACCACCTTCTGAGCGAGCCGGCCATGAAGCGAATCCTCCTTCTGCTGTGTGCACTCTTCGCGACCTCGGCGCATGCGCTGGGCGTTCCGTATGAGCTCTACATCATCCAGACCGCCCCGTCCGGAGTGGGTGCGTGGCAGCGCTACTTCGCGCCGCTGACGCCTGCGCCGAACACCAGCGGTGTGCTGATCTACGACGGCGCGACCACGCTTCCGGTGATGGGCTACGTCGGCTCCGGCTTGAACTGGGACGGCACGACGCTGAGCTCGACCGCGAGCGGCACGGTGTCGAGCATCACGGCTGGCGGCGGCCTGAGCGGCGGCGTGATCACCACGACCGGCACGGTCAGCATGCCGAGCATCGGAACGCCGGGCACCTACAGCGGCGTGACAACCGATCTGCAGGGGCGCGTGACGGCCGGCACCGCGCTGAGCATCAATGACACGCCCGGCCGCGCCCTGGTGACTGCCACAAACGCTACCGGATTTCAGATCAGCTCGGGCCGCAATGCGCGCGCCTGCTACGAGGGGTCGTTTTCCACCACCAGCACGATCGGCGGTGCGGCCGCGGTGACGGTCTTCCTGGAGACGGCCGACACCAACAGCACCACCCCGGCCGACTGGACGACGAAGGCCCGGCAGACCTATTCGAACACCATCACGCTCGCGGTGGTGCTGCAGCAGGTGCAGAGCAACAACTGGAGCATGTGCCGCGACATCCCGGCCGGGAAGTTCGTGCGCATCCGGTCTGGCTCGGTGAGCGGAACGGCATCGGCAACGATCAACACGGAGCAGCAGGAAACCCTCCTGTGAAGGACTGATATGGGTGGCGGTGGCGGAGACGACTATGGTGCGCAACAGAACGTCATCGAGACGCGGAAGAAGGATGCCCGCAACCATCTGAACCTGTCCTTCGGCGTCTCGGATCCGACTTGGCTCCAGGATGACATCGACAGCGCGGCGAAGAACAAAGCGGCCCGGGACGCTCTCTACGGCACGGTGCGCAAGAACGCCTTCGATGCCGGCAAGCGCAGCCTTGACGAGAGCCGTGACAACGCCGCGCGCGATCAGAAGTTCGCACTCTTCGCGCAGGGCCTCAACGGCGGCTCGGTCGACATCGACCAAGGCGCCACGCTCGGCCGCACGTACGACAAGGGCCTGCTCGACCTCGGATCGAAGGCGGATGCGGCGCGCACAGAACTCGAGACGAACGACGAGAACACGCGGCTTGGTCTGCTGCAATCGATCGACGCAGGCATGGATCAAGGCAGCGCGCTCAGCTCCGCGCTGAACCAGATGAAGACGAACAGCGACCGCGCCGGCGCCGAAGCGCAAGGCACCACGCTGGGCGACCTGTTCGCCGGCTCGGGGCTGCTCTACACGAAGAGCAATCTCGCGCGCGGCAAGCAGGATGCGGGCGACTGGTTCGCATCGAACTACGGTGGCGCGCGGCCGAAGAACGCCGGCAGCAACGGCATCGTGACGCAGACCTGAAGGAACAAGCATGGCAGCAGCAGCACTCCTCGCCGCCGGTACGTACCTCAAGGACCGGGGTGACAAGAAGGCCGCCGGCGAGCGGCGCGACATCCTGAACCGCTCCCTGCAGCGCACGAAGGAGACGAGCGACGACGCGGCGCGCCAGGTGCTGGCCGAAGGTGAGCAGTTCGCGCCAGACGCGCGCGCCACTGCGATGCAGGGCCAGGAGGATGCGGCGTTCCAGCGCGCTCAGGGGGACCTCGCGACCGGTGCCGGCGGCGATCTGGTGTCGACCGCTGGCGGCGCGGGCGCGAACTCGGCGGCCTTCGTCAAGGCGCGGGCTGACAAGGCGGTCAGCGAGGGGAACCGCATCACCGACATCGCGCGCGAGATGGCGCGCAACCGCGGGACGGGCGACCTGCTGCAGACCGAAGGCTTGCGCCGCGCCGACCTGGCCGGGCGGCTGGGTAGTGCTGCATCCACGAATCGGAACCTCGTGCAGGCCGATCAACTGGACGCGCAGAACGTCGACACGCCGCTCTACGGCAAGCTGGGCGGCCTGGCGCAGATGGCCGGGGCCGCGTGGCTGGCCGGCGGGGCGGGCGCTGGTGCAGGCGCCGGAGCATCCGGGTCCGGTGCGACCGTGGGCGCCGGGCTGGGCGATGCCGCAGCCAGCGGCGCCCCGACGGCGCTGGGCTACGGCGCCGGCTACGGCATGCCCGTCGCCTCCTCGGCGGCCGGCGGCGGCCTGTCCGCGGCGATCCGCAACGCCGCTGCGATGTGGTCCGGCGGTCGCAACAACCGTGTCTTCGGAGGTGGCTGATGCCCCGCGCAACTTTCTCCCTTGACGCCCTGAACGGCGCGACCCCTGGCTTGTCCAAGCTGGCCCAGGCGTTCGCGGGCGGCAATGGCGCCTACCAGCAGGGCTACGAGGGCGAGGTCAGCAGTCGCAGCAAGATCGCGCAGGCGATGGCTGCTGCCGCCGCGTCGCAGGCGAAGGCCGACCAGGACAACAGCGAGACGAACATCGTCCGCAGCCGGCCGGACCTGATCGACGAGAACGTGGCGCTGGAGGCAGGCACGACGCTGCCCCTGGTGCGCGCGTTCCAGCAGTACACCCGCACCGGTGTCATGCCGACGCGCCAGCTGCAGGGCCCGGCGGACGAAGCTGGCAACGGCCCCGGCGTCGCGCCGGTGCTCGACGACACTGGTCTGCAGAGCAAGATCGCGCAGGCCATGCGCCGGTCGCTGCCGATGCGCACGAACGTGAAGGACACGAACGTCGAGGACTTCGCGAAGGCGGCTGGCCTGTACCAGGGCCAGGATCTCACCAACGACGTGCTGAACGGCGCACGCACGCCGGGCCAGGTGGGTGCGGCGCAGGCGGCGGCCGGCGGGAAGCCGCTCTACCACTTCGATTCGTCCGGGCTGGTCGGCGACCTGTTCGGTGGAGGCCTGAACGAGTCCAGCGGTCGCGCGCAGGCGGTAACCGGCAAGGAAACGGCGCTCGGCAAGCAGGCGACCGCAGGAGCGGCTGAGAACTTTGCCCAAGCGGAGAGCGCGCGAGCGAGCGCAGAAAAGACCCGCTCGGAGAACGGCGAGGTCACAGGCACGAAGCCACCGAAAGGGTATCGCTGGAAAGCAGATGGCAGTGGCGGCCTCGAGGCGATTCCCGGCGGCCCTGCTGATGCAACGACCAAGACTGGCGCGCCGACCGAAGATGAACGCAAGGCCGCCGGATGGGTGCAGCAGGCCGAGTTCGCTTTCAACAACATGGAGGCGGCGTTGCGCGATGACCCGAACGCGGCGAAACCTGGATTGATCGCCTCTGTGGGTGGGGCAATTCCTGGGGTTGGGACTGCGATCAAGAATTCGGTCAACTCGGACGCTCGGCAACGGTTCGAGCAAGGTGCCAGTTCGTTCTCGGAGGCTGCCTTGCGTGCGGCCACCGGCGCAGGCGTCAACGAGTCCGAGGCGAAGCAGAAAATCGCCGAACTGACGCCGCAATTCGGCGATCGGCCTGGCGTCATCGCACAAAAGCGTCAAGCGTTGCAGGTCTACATGAGTTCGCTTCGCTCGCGGGCAGGGCGAGCGCTTCAGGCGATGCCGCCGGCGCCGGGGACGCCCCCTGCTCAAACCGCAGGCGCACGGCCGCCGCTGTCGTCGTTCCAACGCTAAGGGAAGGCCATGCCATTCGATGTCGAAGGCGCCCGCAAGTCGGGCTACGGTGATTCGGAGATCGCTGACTTCCTGGCGAAGGACAGCAACTTCGACACGGCCAGCGCGCGCAAGGCTGGCTACACCGACGCCGAGCTGATCACACACCTGCGCCCGAAGGTCGAGAGCTTCAACGCGCAGCCGACCGAGCGCCAGCAGTTGCTGTCCTCGGTGCCAATGCGCGTGGCGAAGGGCGGGAAGGACCAGATCGACGGCGCTGCGCAGCTCATGCAGAAGGTCTTCGAGAAGGACCTGGTCTCGCGCGTTTCGAACTACTTCGGCGGCCCGTCGGTCTCGGACGTGGTCAACAAGGCCGCGGACAAGATCGGCGGCCCTGGCTCGTTCCTGGGCGACGTGTTGGGCGTGAAGGGGGCGAATTCGGAGCAGCTGCGCGGCGACATCGTCGACAGCAACGCCGAATACGAGGCGGCGCGCAAGGCGACCGCACCGGCCAGCCTGACGACGCTGGTCACTGGTGAGAAGGATCCCGGTTTCGACTTCGCGCGGCTGGCCGGCAACATCGCGAGCCCGGCGAACGTGATCCCAGCGAAGGTCGCCCCGGCGGCCGCGATCGGGGCGACCGTTGGTCGGCAGGCGCTGACCGGCGCCATCGCTGGAGGGGCCGGGGCCGCGCTGCAGCCGTCCACCGGCGAGAACTTCGCGGCCGACAAGGCCGGGCAGGTGGCGCTCGGCGCCGCGGCCGGCGGCACGCTCGCGCCGATCATCAACAAGATCGGCACCTCCGCCGCGAATTTCATCAACCAGTGGCGCAACTCGCGCAACACGGTGAACGTCGACCCGGAGCGCCTGCGCACGATGATCTCGGCGCAACTGCAGCGCGACGGCATCGACACGACCACGATCCCCGACACGGTGTTCCAGGGGCTGACGACCGACGTGCGTACGGCGCTGGCCAGCGGGCGGAAGCTCGACCCGACCGCCGCGCTGCGGCAGGGTGACTTCAACGCGCTGGGGCTGCCGTCGCTGCAGGGTCAACTCACGCGCAACCCTGCGCAGTGGCAGCGCGAGTTCAACCTGGCCGGCGTGGAGGGCGTCGGCGAGCCACTGCAGGCCGTGCAGGCGGCGCAAAGCCGCGGCATCAGCGATCGATTCCGTCAGGGTGCGCGCGGTGCAGTCGATGCCTTCGATGCGGGCGATCAAATCGCCGGGCAGCTGCGCCAGGCGGACGAGGTGGCGAAGACGAACGTGCGCGCCGCCTACAAGGCATTCCGCGACTCGACCGGGAAAGACCTCGAAGTGCCGCTGCAGGGTCTGGCGCAAGACTATGCCAACACGGTTCGCGACTACGGACAGGCCATTCCGGGCGCGGTCCGCGGGCAGTTCGAAGAGCTCGGCCTGATGGGCGGCAAGCAGCTGAAATCGCTGAGCATCGACGACGCCGAGCGCCTGCTGAAGGTCATCAACAAGCACTACAACTCGCCTGACCCAGCGGTGCGCGGCGGGCTCGACGAGCTGCGTGGATCGCTGCAGCGCGCGATCACCGAGTCGGCCGACACCAGCGCCGGCGGCGCAGAGGCGGCGCACCTTGCCTCCGAGGCGCGTGCGGCTGCGGCGAGCCGCTTCCAGCAGATCGGCGCCACGCCGGCGCTGCGGGCTGCGACGAACAACGCCCAGCCGGATGATTTCGTGCGCAAGTTCGTCACCGGCGGCAAGGTGAACGAGATCCAGAACATGATGAGCCTGCTGCCGCCCGACGGCCAGGCGCAGGTGCGCGCGCAGACGGTCGCCTACCTGCAGCAGAAGGCCTTCGGCGCCAACGCGGCGGGCGATGGGAAGGCCGCGCAGGCGACGTTCAACAACGAGCTGATGAAGATTGGCCGCCCGAAGCTGGTGGCGCTGCTCGGCGAAGAAGGTGCGGACGAGATGTATCGGATCGGCCGGGTGCTGGCATACATCAAGCAGGTGCCGGAGGGGGCAACGCCGAACACATCGGGGACCGGGCAGATGCTCACGTCGATGCTGGGCAAGACGAAGGGCCTGCGCGGGCTGCCCTACGTGAACGACTACGTCGTGCAGCCGCTCGAGCGCTTCGGCCAGCGCCGCGAAGTCACGCAGGCACTATCGGGTGCGCCGACACAGCCGACCGAGATAGACCCCAAGCTCGTACAGGCGCTGTCGTCGCTGTTCGCGCCGGTGCCAGTCGCGGCTGGCGTTGCGACGGGCCAGATGCGCCGATAGGCGGATCGCGAAGGCCCAAAAAGCCGGGCCGAGCACGGCCGCCAGCAGGATGCGCAAGGTGTCGTTGTCCACGGCGCCAGTGTAGCGCGAGGGCATTCGCGGGGAAAACGCCCCTCCATCGGCGATGCAATGCCGCTGAGGCTCGGCAGTCCGCCGGCCGCTGAGGCGCACCGATGGCACAGGCCCCGAACTACACCCCGAGCGAAGACTTCAGCCAGGACGAGCTCAACAACGCGGGCGGGCGCAGCACGATCCTCACGGAAGCGCTCGACGACGAGCTCTCGGCCATATCCACGGCGCACAACGCGCTGAACGCCAACGTCCAGCTGAACCAGCGCGACGACGGCGAGATCCGCGACCAGCGGGTGAAGCTGCACACGCTCGACCCAGTCGTGCTGAAGTTCGTGACTGCGTTCGGTGGCACGATCCGAGGGGCGTGGCTGACGGCAACCTCCTATGCAATCAAGGATGTCGTCACGCAGAGCGGCAACACCTACGCGGCCGCGGTGGCGCATACCTCTGGTGTCTTCGCAACCGATTTGGCGGCCGTCCGGTGGGTGCTTGTCCAGGTCGGCACCGCAACAGCCGCGTCTGGAATTCCATTCACGCCGACTGCGACGCTTGCGGCCACCAATGTGCAGGCCGCGATCGACGAGGCCGACACGGAAAACCGCACGCTATCGGCGGCAGCGTCAGCGGCCATCGCCGCGTACATCGCGCAACTTGCCAGCCCCGCCGGCGCGCTGAATGGCGCCGGCGCTGTCGCCTACGGCCCGACCGTCAACTATGCTGTCGGCACGATCGGCTACTACGACCGACTCGCGCCGCGGTTGAGCACCTTTCCGGGCGCCGACCCGACCGGTGCGACGGACAGCTCCGCAGCTGTGAATGTGGCGCTCGCGCTGAGTCGGACGCTGCACATCGACAAAGGAACCTGGAAATTCAACGTCGACCTGACGCAGCGTTTCGTGATTTACGGGGACGGAATTCAGACCGTCGTTTCCGCATTCAATACTGCTGTCGCTGCGTTCACGTGCAAGAAAAATGCCTTCTGGACTTTCCAAGCTGAGTTCAGAAACTTCACAATGGCTGGCCCCAATCCCGGCATCACGAAGGTTGGTGTCGGGATTACTTTCGGCCAGACCATCCCGGCAAACTATGTCACGGACGACGAGTTTGCTGGCAACACCAAGTTCTTTGGAATTTATTGGAGTGGTTTCGAGAAGGCTGTTCAATTTCCGTTCGGGAATATTGGCTGTTCGTTCTATGGCTGCGGTGCGCAGGCCAACAAGTATGCAATCTACGCCCTGAACAATAAGTTCGGCGCCACAATGCATGCTGGCAACAAATACATCTTCGACTGCGAATTCAGCGCCAACGACTGCGCCATCTACGTTCATAACACGGCCGACGGATTTGGCGGGTTTCAGCTTCGCGGGACGATCCTGGAGGCGAATGGGATCAACATCTATTGCTACACCACCACCACACGCGACCCGTTCACATTGAGTGGCGTTTGGAGCGAGGATAGTGGTGTACGCCACGGCGGAACGTTCGCGCTCGACCAATGGGCCGGGACGGTGCTGAGCACCTCGGTATTCACGAATCGCGCTTTCATTTACGACGGCGCCGATTCGACATGGGAGCATCGCGGAGGTTTCTTCGCGGACGTTTACCTCAAGGCGCTCAGATCCCGCGTGATGGCCTATAACGTCCGATCCGAGGAGTTCACAGGCTTCGGTGGCGGATCCTGCACTGTCGATGATGCTGATTCTGTCATTCTTGTGGACTCGCCGGAGACCGACGGTGGCGCGGTCCGGGGCGCAAGGATCTACACAACCGGCATCGTCGAGACCAAGCGCAATGACATTCAGACCTTCGGCGATGCACAAGCGCGCTGGTTCTACACGCTGCGCCGGGCGCAAATCATTAAAAATGCGCGCAGCGCTGTTGCGGTCAGCCAGCGATTCACCGCTGCGCAAACCACAACTGGCGCCTTCGCCGTGGCTGGCGTCGTCACGCCAGGTGGCGAGCTGTACCAAGCTGTCAACCAATACTCGATACCGTTCACGCTGACATCGCAGTTCGTGAATTTCCCGGGGACTTTTATAACGACGGCGGCCGGGAACTGGTACGTCTGCACGTTCGAGGTGCAGCGCGTGTCCGGTGGCAGCCCACTCTTCTACTACGGCGACCTTGGCAGCAACCAATTCGGTGCGGCGATGAGCGTGCCGGAGGTTGGGAAGACCTACACGATCGCCATGATCGGACGGGCCTCCGGCATCGGGACGCTGAACTTGGCAGCTGGCAGCGCCGCGGTGACATGCGACTTTCAGTTGTCAGCCTTTCAGGCTCGATCTTTCCCGACGCGCCAAGACGCTCAAGCCTACCTCGCCTCGCGCACCTACACCGAGGTCGGGGTGGTGGACACAGTTGCCTCCGCCGCGGCGCTGACGCTGCCATTCGCTGCGCCAGTGGTGAAGGTCTCTGGCACGACGAGCATCACGTCGATCAGTGCGACAAACCGCGCCGGCGACGTCGTCACGCTGATCTTCTCAGGCGCGCTGACCGTGACCGACGGCAGCAACCTGGCTCTCGCGGGGAATTTCGTCACCACCGCTGACGACACCATCACCCTCGCCTGCGATGGCGCGACGTGGTGGGAAGTCTGCCGCAGCGTCAACTGAAAGCACATCATGCAGAAGGTCAAAGCCTACTTCGCGAACCTCTGGTCGGCCATCCTCGGCCGCGGTGTGAGCACGCAGGACACCGGCGGCGGCACGGTTCCCACGAACCCGAAGTGAGGCACCCGGTGGTCGCGCTGAGCCTGCTGGTGTTCGGCCTCGCGTGCTCCTACGCCTACGCATGGTCGTCGCCAGCGATCTCGGCTGACGTGCAGAACATCGCCGGCGCGCTGATGACGCTGGGCCTGCTGGTGCTGGCCGGCCTAGCCTTCGGCAGCGTCGAGGTGTGGTCCGTGGTCGCGCTGCTGAGCCTGTTCAAGGTGATGGTCATCGGATGCAACACCTGGTACGTGCTGGATCCGTGGCCCGTCAAGCCCGGTCAGCCGCTGTGCTCCACGCGACTGAATCTGCCGCTCGGTGTCATCGGGCTGGCTCTCGCTGCGGCGCTGGCCGCGTATCTGCTTTTCAGGGGGAACAACGATGGCTGAAGCCACGACAAGCGCGGCCGTCTGCGTCGCAACCGGGGCCGTCGTGGCTCCGTTCTGCGCGGCATTCGGGTTCGACCCGATGCTGCTCATGGGCGGCATGGTCGGCGGTGTCGCCGGCTGCGTCATCGTGCGAACACTGCTGCCGACGAAGGATGATGCATCGATCCGGCAGCTGGTGCTGGTTGCCATCGGCAGCACGCTACTGAGCACGATCGGCACCCTACTGATGGCGCCATGGGTCGTGCGCACTTTCGCCCTCGCCGAGGTGCCGCCGGGCGCGGTGCGGCTCGCCGTCGGCGCTTTCCTGGGCGGCTTCGCTCAGCCCATCGCCGGCCTGCTGCAGAAGTGGCTGCTGGCCCGATTCGATCCTTCATCCACAAAGGAGTCCGGCAATGCCTGACGTCGTCAACGCGCTGATCTGCGCGGCAATCCTCATGTGCACCGTCCCGGCGGCGTTCGCGATGCCGCACCGAGGCATGTGGCTGGCCAGGCTCACCGTGTGGGCAATCGTGCTCTGGTGCGGCTGGTGGCTCGGCTGCACGCTCTACGACTGGGCGCAGGCCAACGTCCTGGTGCTGCTGGTGAACCTGCTGCTGCTGGCGGTGCTGCTGGGACGCCGGCACCAGATCATGGGGCTGTTGCGGAGGGCTGCGCGATGAAGACCTCTCCCGAGGGCCGCCGCGTCCTGGAGTACTTCGAGGGCCGCGAGAACGCAGCATACCCGGACCCGGCGACCGGCGGTGACCCGTGGACCATCGGGGTCGGCCACACTGGGCCGGAGGTCTTCAAGGGCCTGGCGTGGGCGGATGACCTCGTCGACAAGGCGCTGTCGGCCGACCTGAAGCGATTCGAGGAGGTCGTCGATCAGATGACCGAAGGGCGAGGCACGCAAGGGCAGTTCGATGCGCTGGTGCTGATCTGCTTCAACTGCGGGCCGGCGAATATCCGCGGCTCGACGCTGCTTCGCAAGTTCATGCTCGGCGATGTGGCCGGCGCGGCAGCCGAGTTCCAGCGCTGGGACAAGGCGGCCGGCAAGTCTATGAAGGGGCTGCGCCGTCGGCGCGCCGCCGAGCGCGAACTGTTCAACGGCGCCACGGCTGAGACGGCGATCCGCGTCGCGCAGATGACCGAATGAATCCCTGGGCGCTCCTGGGCATCGTCCTGGCGGCCAGCGCGCTGACCGGCACCGCCTACGTGCGTGGCCGGCACGACGGCGAGAACGCCGAGATCGCCTCCCGCCAGCGCGTCGAGGACGTGCGCGTCGCGGCCACCGAGGCTGCCGCCAGCGCAGCGGCATCCGCCATCAGCAAGATCGAGGTTCGCCATGTCCAGATCCGCCAGCAGCTCGAAACCACGGTGCGCGAGGTTCCTGTGTACCGCGATTGCCGCCACGACCCTGCAGGCCTGCAGCGGCTCAATGCCGCGCTTACCGAACCCGGGGCCGAGCCCGCTGGTGGTGGCCAGCTGCCCGCCGCTCCAGCCTCTGGCCGATGACACCTTCGGGGCGACCACGCTGAAGCTCGAGGAGGTGGCGGCGCAGTACTGGAAGTGCAGGGCGGCTGCCCTGGCCGGCATGCAACAGGTTGCACCGAGCCAGTAACTGAGCGACCATACCCGTCCGATCAAAATCAGGGGGGCGAGATGGGTATCAAGGCGATGGCAGCGTGCACTACGGTAGTGCTGGCGTTGGTAGCGTGCGGCAAGAGCAGCACGGAAGAGCCTGTTCAGCCGGCGCCGGTGGTCGAGGTGAAAGCCGGCGACCAGGTCATCAAACTGTCCGCTGGCGGCGCCTGGGCAACGCCTATCACCCACAACTTCGTGAAGCCTGGCCGCTACAAGCTGACGATGACCGGCCAACTTCAGGTTGACGGCCCGGGTGAGGCGCTCGTGTCCCTTGATCCGAGCGGCGCTGGCCTGTTCTCGAGCGGCACGGCCCACCGGAACTACACCATCACCGCCGCAGGCGGCCAAATGATCCCCATCGACCAAACCGCAACGCTCGACGTCGCCGAGCCCGGGCCGTGGCAAGTTCGCGTGCACATCCAGACCTACAGCGTCGGAGGGACGCTCTCGAACATCCAGCTGAAGATCGTTTCCTGATCAGTCCGTCGGGGCGCTGGCCGGGAGGTCGGGCGCCGGCACTGACGGGAGCGTCGTCGGGTGGTGCTCGGTCGGCTCGTCGTACAGCGTGCCACCGCCGCAGGCGGACAGCAGCAGAGCCAAGAGCAATGCAGGAAGAGTAGACTTTGTGGTAGCCATGATGCGGTCCTTTCGCAGTGTGGTCAGAGGCCGGGTCAGCGTTGTCGCGTTGATCCGGCTTCGCTTATTGTGCTCCTGCCATGGCGCCGTGGGCGTGAGAAATGCGCGCCCGGCATCCCCATGATGGGGGATGTGTGCGGAGATTTCCTCCCAACTCGGCGCGTTCGACGCGCTTTTCGCGCGCGGCGCACGGGCGTTGCACCTATGTGCGGGGCGCGCATGCCGCACTCGAAATCAGGCGTACCGCAAGGTACCGTGGGTTCGAATCCCACCCTCTCCGCCATAGGTAAATCGAACGAAATCAGGCCGCCTTCGGGTGGCCTTTTTTGTCGGCAGTGTGCGGGGATTTTCTCCCGATCTTGCCCACCGCTGCCTTGAGCGTCTCCGCCTGGTGGTGGCTGTAGCGCGCGGTGCTACGCGGGTCCTTGTGCCCCAGCACACGGCCCACAGTGAACAGGTCCACCCCGGCGTTCACCATCTCGCTGGCGGCGCTGTGGCGCAGGTCGTGGATGCGGATGTGCGGGAGCCCGGCCCGCACACGGGCGCGCTGGAAGCCGCGCTGCAGGGTGCTCTCGGGCGTCTCCAGGGGCAGCATCGCCAGGATTCCCAGCCGCTCGAGCTTCGGGTGCACCGGTACCACGCGCCGCTCGCCGTTCTTCGTGTCCTCCAGCACCATGGCGCCGCCGTCGACGGCAACGCGCCTCAGCTCACCGAACCGCATGCCGGTGTAGAAGGCGGCCAGGATCATCGCGCGCACGTCCCGGCGATCGGCAGCACGCAGCAGGCGCCCGAGCTCGGCCCGGCCGGCGTAGACGTGGCGCTCGTTGCGCACCGCCGGCAGGATCATCCTGGTGGTGGGGTCGTTCTCGCAGATGCCGTGCTTCTTCCATGCCCACCGGCAGGCCGCCTTGAGCAGCGCCAGGCGGTTGTGCACGGTGGCGTCGGACAGCGTCACGCCATCCCGGACGCCCTGCCGCGTGGCGTTGACCACCGTGGCCACCGCGGCGAGCTCGGCCAGCGACTTGCCCTCATAGGCCCACGCGATCGAGGCCAGGTTCTCGCGTGCGGACTGGATGCTCTTCAGGTGGGCCTTGTCCTGCAGATAGTGCAGGACGGCGGTGTCGATCAGCGCGTCGGCGCGCTCGATACCAGTGCCAACGGCGTAGAGGCGCGCACCTTCTTTTCGGTCGAAGGCGTCGGCCTGGGCCTGACTCCAGCCTTGCGGAAGTAGGCGGCTAGTTCGCTGCCGGCGACCTTCAATGACCCGGTCGAACTCGTAGCGCCAGCGCTTGTTTCTCTTGTCCCAGCGGATCGGCATGATTCTCGGTAGGCTTCCACGTCCTCGGGTGCGAAGCGTACAGCACGTCCAAACCGATACGCCGGCAGCCGGCCCGCCGCATGCAGGTCGTACACGGCGCGGGCGCTGATCCCGAGCAGCTCGGCGACGGCGGCGGCGGTCAGCATCATGGCTGTCAAGAGAACGGTTGCCCGGATTCCAGCAGGCCGCGGTTCTGCAAGGCACACGTCGCCAGGCGCAGCACCTCGACCTCATTGCGGACTGCCTCCCACTCGGCGCGCTCCAGCGGCCCCATGCGGTCCCACTCGGGCGGGTTCTCCGGCATCTGCCAGTGCCAGTGCTCGTAGAACAGCTTGATCCTCGGCCCGACACGCCGCTCTCCGGGTGTGCGGTCGTCGTCAGCGTTACAAGCTCCCATTGGGCTTCTCCTTGGTCATGGCTGCGTCGATGACGTTCTTGGCGATCGTGCGCATGTTGATGCGCCCTACCGTCGGCATGTACTCCCACGGATAGTCGAACGCCTCAGCCATCGCCTTCGCTGCCGCCTCCAGGGCGGCCTCGCTCATGCGTATCCCCGAATCCCTCCTCGCCTCCTCCAGCTCAGCAGTGAGGTGGGCGATTTCGGCGCGCATCTTGTCGTTCTGAGATGCGAGATACGCAACGTCCTCTTCGGCCTCTTGTGCAGTGACACCGCAGAGGACAGCGCGCGGCCCTTCCGCGAGCTTCTTGGCCTTCCGCAACACGTGCGCATTCGCATCTACGAATGTTGATGGGAGGCAGTTCAAGGCCAGCGCTGTTTCCCAAAACAGTTCGCGCCATGGGTTCGGATCAGTGCTCATGGGCGCGGCTCCTTCCATGCGCGGTCGAAGTCATCCATGGCAAGTGCCGGGGACTTGCCGAAGCCGGCAACACCGTCCTGCAGGTTCTCGCCGTACAGGGCGCACCACTGATCGCCGTCAATGCTCAATGTGGGGCGATAAATGACGCTCGGCGCCGTCATGGCATTGCCGATGTCCCATACTGCCTGCTGGGCTGCGCTCTTGACCTGCTCGCATGCGTTGCCGAGTGCGTCTCGCGCAACGTCTGCCATGGCAGATCCAATGTCTCCATTGCTGATGCGGCTGCGAACAGCGTCGTAGGTGGCTTGGTATGAATCGCTCATTGGGGCTCCTGCTTGGTGGTGGCGATGGCTGCGCGGTACTGCGCGATGAACTGACTATCAAAGGACGAACGCCACCCACACCTTCCGCATGCAAACTGATATCCATCGAATTGCGTTCGCGGGCCGACGCAACAATCTGCACCGCAATACGGCGTGTAGCCGCGCTGTGTCAGCAGGTTGTGCCGGACAATCGTGTCTGGCGCGCTCACGATGCTTTCTCCTTCGACTTCGCGAAGAAATGCCGAGCAACTTCCAGCACGGCAAAATTGATAGCCGCGTCGTCGCCTGCGCCGTAGCCGGAGCGCTCATACGCCGCCCAGTACACGCGATGGATCTCCTCGTCCGACAGCTCCCGGCGCTCTTCCACTTCAGCAGCGGGAGGGATGGAGAGAGCAACATGGCGGCGGATCGCTGCATGTAGTTGATTGCGAGCAGCGTCAACATCCTGTTCAGTCGTTGGTGTTTCGCGATCCCTGTTGAAATGGTCGCGGAACGCTTCCATCGTGTGGCGCCAACAGTTGGCGGCGATCATCACGTCTGACAGCTCGGCATGCTCGGCCTCGAAGCGTTCTCGGCAACGCTTTGCGGCGGGGTGCTCGTAGGCCGGAGGCGGCGCTTGGCGCCACCACTCCGCATTCCGCAGTACTGCCGGCACCTCGGGCTGCGGCTTCGGGGTGTCGACAACGAATCCGCTCTTCTGCATCACATCGAGCAATGTAGGTTCAGGAGCGACGGTGGAGACGCCGTCTATTTTTTGAATCAGTCGAGCCGCATATTCTTTGCGGTCATACGAGGGCGACATCGTCGACAGGCTCTCGATGCCATATCGCAAATCACTCATCAAGGAAAAGTAGTCGGGCGCCTCGGGCTGCGCATGGCGTTGCATCACCGGATCGATGGCCGACACGTAGGGCATCTGCTCGGGCTGCGCAGGCCCTTCGCCGTCTTCCCACTGCAGCGGCGGCGGGTTGCGCATCTTGGCCTCTGCTTCGGCGAGCCGCGCCAACTGCAGGCGGTCGTCGAAGGTGCGCACTGCAGGCGCTGCGCAGACGAGCGGATCGCCCATGCCGGCTGCGTATGCATCGCGCGCCGCTTGCTTCGGGTTCGCAGGTGGATTGACGCAGTAGGCTTGATACCAGTCCTCGAATGCGGAGTCGCCAACATGCAGGTGCGGCGTGCTGTCGTGATACTTTGGCTCGCTGGGCGCACTGGTGGCGAGGGCGTCGAGCACGATGGCGCGCAACTCGGCGTGCGTGACGAGCATCGCCTCCGGCCAGTCCTCGGGACTGTTGCGGTCGCCCAGCTCTGCCACGTCGTTGCAGATGTGATCTGCAATGGCATTCGGATCGGCCGGCGCACTGGTGGCAGCAAGAGCTGCGAGCGCGGTGTCCCATGCACGGCGCAGTTCATCGAGCGCTGCGGTGTCGCGCGTGGTGAGCGCGCGGCCGACGTGCTGCGCCAGGTTGTACGCGCAGTTCGACAGCGCGGCGCCGGCATCTGTGAGGCGTTGCATCGCTTCGGTCTTCAGGTCGGTGCTCATGGTGGTGGTCCTCAGGTGGTCGGGTGGTACTGGAACTCGATGCGCGTGATCACCGTGTCAGGCCTGCATCCCTTGTGGGTGGAGCAGAACATCGCCACCCACTCGCTCGGCCAGCGGTAGTACGGGTGCAGCTCGAAGCCCTCGCGGCGGACTTCCTCGAAGCCGTACTCGATGTCGGTCAGCATCAGGTCCAGCCGCTCGCGGCGCACGCTGACGACGGTGAGGGGATCGCGCAGCACGTCGAGCTTCTCGCCCGGGCGTAGGCCCATGCACTTGCGGACCGGGCGCAGTTGGTCACCGGCCTTCAGATGCAGCCAGCCCAGCCGGCGTGTCACGTCCTTCGTGCCCTCCATGATCGGCGTGACCGTGAGGGCGAAGCTCATGTTCCTCATGCCGCACCTGCCTGCGCATCAGCGCCGTTGCGTTGTGCGTCGAACGGCATGCGCTCGTCCGGCGCCGGCTCGTCGTCGACCTGGTCGTCAGGCTCGTCGCCAGGCATCGGGGTGCCCCAGCCGAACCGCTTCGCGAGGTCGCGGGCCTGGCGCTCGGTGCGGATGTCGCGGCGGCGGGTGCTCATGCGGCACCGCCTGACTTCACGTCGGCCAGCCGAAACACGATGCCGCGGCAGTACAGCTCGCCATCGTCCATCACGTCGAACGTCGCGTGCGGGATGTCGGTCGCGTAGGCCCATGAGCACGCCGGATCGGTGGGCGACCAGATGGCCTCGACCTTCCGAAAGCCAGCAGCCTTACGCCTGAAGTACTGCTCGGCCTCATCTTCAGACCAGCCCTCGTCGCAGTCGTCCGGCCATTCAGGCAGGAGGCCATCGCCGCAGACCCGGAACGTCGTGCCGTCGTTGGCGCCGATCTCGTCGTAGATCGCACCGCGCAACTCGACCAGGTCGTCGGACGCGCCGAAGATCACGACCAGCCCGGCGGCCTTTGCCTCGTCGGCCTCTGCCTTGCTGATCTCGCGGCGGTACTCGCGCCCGCTCAGGCGCGCCGCGAACTCGGCCGGGCTCATGACGCACCCCGCATGCTGTCGATGTGCGCCACCAGGGCGTCGCAGATGCGGGCGAAGTCGCTCGCGCGGTAGAGCTTCGCAGCGCGCTCCGTGCCTGCCAGCTGGATGCCCAGCGTGTCGGAGACGAAGGCGGCCGTGATGCTGAAGCCCGGGCCGAAGCGCTCGCAGATGGTGCCGAGCTTCAGGGTGGCGGGCTCCGCGAGATCGACCGGCTTCGGCGCATTGAGCTGGCTGGCCGGCACGAACTCGCCGGAGTCCAGCGGCAGGCCGGGCATGCCGTGCGTGAAGACCTCCGCAGCGGGAGGCATTGCAGCGGCGTCGAGCACCGGCTCTGCTGAGCGATCGAACACCCGCGGGGGGTCTTGCACGACAGGCTCGACCGGTGCAGGGGCGGGTTCGGGGGCAGGGGCCGGTGGCACCGGTGCGGCGGCCGGCAGGGTCGACATCAGGGCGGTGACCTCTGCAACGGTGAAGCTGTGCGTGCCACGCGCGGGTGCAGCGGGCGCCTGGGCGGCGCGGAGCTTCGCGAGCTCGGCGGCGTCGGCGTCGGACTTCTCGGCCGCTGCGAGCATCGTGCGCAGCTGCTTCAGTGCGGCCTCGTGCGCGCGATTCACCGACACGTCGATGTCGGTTGCGTAGGCGGTCAGCTCCAGCAGATTCAGCGCGTCGCGGATCGCGTCCGCCGGCTGGCCGATCAGGTCGGTGACGCGCTGGCCGATCTCCAGCGCCAGCGTCTGCGCGGCGAGCAGCTTGGCGGCGGCCTCGCGGTCGACGGCCTTCTGGTGCAGCGCCTTCAGGCCCAGCAGCACCCGGGTGCGGGTCGCTTCGGCCTCGGGCTGGAACTCCTCGTAGCCTTCGACGAGCAGGTTGTCGACGAGCGCCACGCCGTTGGCCAGCCGCTCGGCGGACTTGTCCTCGGCGCCGGTCAGCATCGCGGCGATCTTGGCGATGTTGGCCGTGTGCTTGGCCTGGCGCTCGTCGTCGAGTCGCTTGCGCTCAGCCGCCTCGTTCGCGCGGCGCTTCTCGTCAGCCTCGATCTGCGCGTCGATCGGCTTCTCCAGCGCGCGGATCTGGCCGGTGATGCGCTCGGCCTCGGCGTCGATCTTCCTTCCGAACTCCAGCGCTGGCCGCTTCAGCTCGAGCCGCTTCTTCTCCAGGCCGGTGCGCAGCGTCACCAGCTCCTGCCGCGCGGCGCGGGCGGCCTTGTCGCCCTTCGTCGTGGTCAGATCGAATTGCGCGCCGGTGTAGCGCTCGCGCAGGTCGGCGAGGGCGGCCTCGGTGCGGCTGTAGTTGACCAGCACCTTGCCGTCGCTCACGGCGGCGGTGTCGACCAGTTCGGCAGCGACCGCGGCGGCCGGGGCTTGCGCAGGCGCTTCGGTCGGGGCGACGATCTCGGGGAATTCGAGGGTCATGGCTCAGTCCTTCAGGAATTCGTCGGTCATGAACGTGCGCTGGCTCTCCAGCAATTCCGCGCCCGTCGCGGTGACGTGCACGGTGTGATGCGGATGCAGCGTGCTCAGGAACTGAATCAGCGGGCGAGCGGCGGCTTCGAATGCGGCGCGCTGCTCGTCGTGACTGGGCTGGGTGGCGTTGGTCATGTGATCTCCTGGTCAGAAGTCGAGGGCCATCGGCGCATAGGCCTCCGGCTGCTTGGGCGGGGTGGTATCGGCCGGTGGCGGCGCGACGGGGAGGGTGGTGGGGCCGTCCCAGGGCGCGGGCTCGGCGGCCGGCGCGGCGGCTTCTTCGAGCGGCCGGCCGTTCATCTTGGTGGGGTTGCGCAGGATCGCGAGGTTCCGCTCGACCAGCGACCAGAAGGCCATCAGGTCGTCTTCCAGCTGGCCGATCGCTTCCTCGTTGCGCACCACGCGCCAGACGAACAGATCCTTGCCGACGGCCGACAGCCACGGGCAGTAGACGACCAGGTCGCACCACTTCCGGCCCGTGATCCACAGCCCGCCGTTGATCTGGTCGATGTACTCGGCCACCGCGCCGGCGGGGTTCTCCCACACGTTGCCCAGCTTCTCGGGCGACATGGGGCACTTGATCTCGATCAGCCCGTCGTCGCCCACGAAGCCGTCGGCCGAGTAGCCGAAGTGCCCGTCATCGGTGAGGATCAGCGACACCTCGTCGACCCACTGGCCGGTGCGGCGCTCGTAGGCGGCGCGCGCCAGCGGCTCCAGGTCGCGCCCGCGGCGCATCGCGAAGGTCACGAAGGTGTCGTCGATGGGCTCGCGGGCGATCGTCTCGATGGCGATGAGCCACGAGTACCCGATAGCCTTCGCGCTCGGCTCCTCGACGCTCTCGCCCCGCATCGCTCGGGCCACGGTGTCGGAGGTCGGGCGCTTCTTGTAGCCGGCGGCGGCCAGCGCATCGGCATCGGTCTTTCCGGCGAGCATCGCTTCGACGTAGATCTGCTGCTGCGTCGTCAGGCCGCCGACCTTGTCGCGGGCGTCGCTGTAGCGCGAGGCGGTGCAGGCGCCGCAGCGGGCCTGCAACCAATCCTGGCTACCTTGCTCGTGGGTCAGGACGATCATTGCGCACCTTCCCGGCCGTCAGCCTTGGCGGCAGCGGCCTTCAGGCTCTTGGCGTGCGTCTTCCAGAAGTCCTCGGTCGGCTTGTTGGCCTCGTAGTGGGCGCGCAGGGCCTTCTCGCCATGCATCGCAGCCGCGCGGAACGCATCCAGCATCGGGTCCGCCGCGGGGTCGTCCTTGCCGCCGCTGCCGTCATCGTCCTGGCCCTGCTCGGCCACGCCGAGGATCGCCTTCAGGGTGTAGCGCTCCAGGTAGCTGACGGTGCTGGCGCGCGCCTGGATGGCGTTCTTCGCGCCACCGGTGTCCGGCGGGCCGCCCATCGAGACGGATTCCGAGTGGCCGGCCGTGTGCTTCAGCGTGCAGGTGATCTCGATCCAGTCGCGGTCGTCCTTCGTCAGCTTCCACGACGCGCTGAGCCCATGCTTCGACAGCGCCGGCGTGACCGCATTGACGACCGCGTGCAGCTCGGCGTAGGCCTTGCCCTTCAGCGGCCCGTCCTTCACGTCGCGGTTCTTGATGATCCGCACCGCCTCGTCCTTGAACGCGGCGAACGCGACGCTGTAGGCCTTCTGTGCCTCGGCCTTGTTGTAGCGGTCCTGCAGGTCCATCATCTGCCCGACCTGCTCCAGCGACATGCCGCGCGAGACGGCGGCCATCATCATCGCGGCCGGCGAGTTCTCGGGCAACGCGACGGCGTTGGCGGCCTGGTGCGCGAGCGGTCCGCCGGTGGCGGGCTCGGCGTCGATCAGTTCGAGCCGGGTCGGCTCTGCGGTTGCTTGTTGCATGGGGTCCTTCAGCGGTTGCGGCGCGCCGCGATGCGCAGCGCCCCGGAGTTCTTGGACGCGGCCTTCTGCTGCTCGGCCTTCATGGCCTCGAAGCGGGCACGGATGTCCGTGCTGGCGGCGTTGACGTAGGGCATGCCCTGCAGGAGGCTGCGGGTGGGCTCGGTGCGCTTCACGTGGTCACCTTCGCAGTGGCGCGCGGCAGCTCGCCCTTGGGCTTCGGCAGCGCGAGGGTGAAGCCGACCAGGGCGACAGCGCAGCAGAGCGCGACGATGGCGACCGACGCAAAGGCGGCGGCCCAGAAGCTGCCCGGCGGGTCGTCGCGGTACACGCGGCCCGGCTTCGCGAGCGGCGGATCGTGCGGCACGCCGCCTTCGTCTGCGCAGGACTCGGGCATCGTGGTGACGCGGTGCGTGTCGATCCTGACCGCGTGCAGGGTGTTGGACTGGTTCATGCGGACACCTCTTGAGGCTTGCCGTTCTCGTCCAACGTGTAGAACACGTCCGGCTTGATGCCGTTGTCACCGACCTTGCTGCTGAAGATGTGGCGCAGCGACAGATCGTCGTTGTGGTAGCACAGCACGATTGCGCCGCCTTCACCGGCCTTCGACTTGCCAAATCGACCGATGTTCATGGCGACCGCGGCAATGCCGGTCGCGCTGCTGGCCGATCTGTCCCCGGTCGCGCTGCTGGCCGATCTGTCCCCGGTCGCGCTGCTGGCCGAGCTGTCCCCGGTCGCGCTGCTGGCCGAGCTGTACCCGGTCGCGCTGCTGGCTGATCTGTCCCCGGTCGCGTGATGTGCATCGGCCGGCACGCAGTGCGAAGTGACCCACGCAATTGCCGTCTGGATGAATTCCGGGATCATCAGCTCGGCCTTGATGTGCAGTTTGGCCGAGGCGATCTTGCTGTCGCCGCCGGCTTCGCGGCTGATCTCGCCAGACGCTTCGACAAGAGCAAAGCGGCTCGTGCCGGGCTCGTAGTAGCCGAACACGTCCAGCGGGTTCTCGCACGAATGCAGGCCGGTGGAGCAGGCCTTGACGGCACCATCGTGCACCACCGTCTGACCGATGGCGTACTGCATGCCACGGCACTGCAGCTTGGCGTCGAAGCCCTTGTAGGCAACGATCACCGGGGTGGCTTCAGCGGCCGGCGCGGCAGCCTTCGTCTTCTTCGTGCTCATTGATCAGATCCTTTCGGGGTCGGTTGCGCGTTCTCGCGCGGTGGTTGTTGTGGTGCAGGTGCTGGAGCCCAGCGGTAGAGGTCGCGCTGGTAGAGCGCCTGCTCGACGCTGCGGGATTGCTCGTCGTCGTGGGTGTGGCTCACGAGGTGCTCCCGGTGGCCACGTGCGCGCGGTGGAAGTTGTCGTCCTCCCAGATCTCGCGATCGATCTGCGCGTCGTTCCAGTCGGAGCGCCATTGCGCGGCGGCAGACGCTGAGTCGTATGTGGCCTCGTCGAACGGGCAGTCGCGCAGGTAGAAGCCCTGCTCGTTGGCCTCGCGGCCGCTGATCGGTGCCGTGCTCATGCCAGTTCACCGAAGGCCGACTCGAACCGCGGAGACGTGGGCGCCCTGCGCACGCTGAAGTTGAACGGTAGCGAGCGGAACAGCATCTTGCCCACCGCGAGCGCCTTGGTCCGCGCGTCTTCGAGGCAGGTGGCCTCGACCGTCTCCAGCACCGGCTCGCCGAACTTCGGAGCGATGTAGGCGGACCACGTCCGCATCCGCACCGGCTCCGGCGCTTCTTCGCGGCGCGTCGGCGGCGGCAGGTGCGGCGGGCGGCCGGCCATGCGCTCTTCCAGCATTTCGAGGACGGCGGTGCTCACGATGCAGCCTCCTTCGACATCAGTTCCTTGCGGATCACCGAGAGGTCGTTGCCGGTCAGCGTCGCGTAGGCCTCGGTCAGCAGGTCGAAAGACTGGCTGCCCGCGCCGATCAAGAAGTACACGCGGTCGTCGGCCTTAACGCGCTGCAGGAGGTGCTTAATCGCCTTCGCGGCCTGCTGCTCGGCGGACAGGCCGTCCATGCTCTTGTGGTCGAGGAGGCTCATGCGTGCACCTCGTATGCCTTCAGGCCATGCTTGGCGGCGATCAGCGCGCGGGCCGCGTCAGCGGCGTCGCAGGCCTCGCGCACGAACTCGAAGCCGTTGCGGCCGATGCGGCGCGGGTCATCCCAGGACAGGCGATCGCGCTCGATGAGGCGGTCGCGGTAGGCGACGAAGGCGGCGGACGCGCGGTATTCGGCATCGGCAGCGTCGCGCACGCGCTTCGCTTCGGACTTGATCTCGGCGTTGATCTGCGGCCGGGTCTTGCCAGTGTTGCGGCCGGCGCAGACCGAGCCGTAGTGGACGATCTCGCCATCGTCCAACTCCATCGTCACGGTGAACTTCAGGTTGACCTTGCCGCAGCAGTCGCAGGTGGTGACGCTGTCGTCGGTGCCGAGTGCCCTTGCCATCTCCATCTCCTTCACAGCGGTGAGGGGCTGCGGTGAAGAGAACTTTACCGAATACGGTACGGTGTGTCTACCGGTTTCGGTAAAGGAAGATGTAACAGTTCCGGCCGGACGAGAAAAAGCCCGCGCGCGGCGGGCTGGTCCGTCGGCGATTCTCCTGTGAAGCTAGGGGCTGCCGCCTGTGATCCGCTGGCCCAGCTGGTCGTCGAGGGCTCGCAACATCCCGCGGGCGAAGGTCGGGCTCTCGTGGGCTGAGCCGGCCGTGTTCACGATGTAGGCCCGCTTCTTCAGCATGGCGGCGTAGGCCAAGCCGATCACCTCGCCGCGGCGTGCGCGGCTCAGCAGCAGCTCGAGGCACTCGACGGTATCGGTCGACACGGTGTCCGGAACCAGGATGAACGGCGACTTCATCGCGCCACCTTCTTGCCGGGCTGAGCGGTCGGCATCTGCTGGTCGAGCAGCACCTTCGGCGCCGGCTTGGCGGCCCCGTTCGAAGCATCGGCGCCGACGGTCTTGGGCTGCAGTGGATCGCGGATCTTCCGGATTGCATCCACCTCCGCCGGCGACAGCAGCATGGACTGGCCCAGGTTTGGCGCCAGGAGCTGCCACGGCTCAATCCCGAAGGTGTTCGCGATCTTGCTCAGCTGCTCCACGCGGATGTCGCTGTCGGGATCCAGAACGCGCTGCGTCCCTCCGTTGCTCAGTCCGGTGTCCTGCCCGAAGCGGCTGATGTTGACCCCGCCATAGCGGCTGGTCATCAGCAGCTTGACGTTGTCCATCAGGATGGCCTTGGCTCCGCTTTTCGGCATGGCGAGAGGGTATGCGGACTGCTTTACCGAAACCGGTAGACATTGCTTACCGGAACCGGTACGATCCGTGTCCATGAACATCACCGTGCCCAGTTCTGAAGAAATCCGGGCGGCACTTGCCCCGCTCGCCACCTCGCAACTGCAGCGGCTGGCCGAGTTGTCGGGTGTGCCGTTCCACACGCTGCGCAAGGTGGCGTCGGGCGAGACGGCGTCGCCCGGCATCGAGACCGTGCGGGCCTTCGCTCCGCACATCGGCGCGGCGCAGGTCGCCGTCGAGTGAGGCCGCGGAGCATGCGCGCGGCCACGCCGAAACTGCAGCACCTGCCCGGTGCCGTGATGGGTCTTGCCCATGAAATCTCCCCTGGCGCCAAGGTGGTGCCTGAGACCCAGCATGCGCCGGTAAACGGTGCCGGTCAACGGCTTCGCCCCTATGGGGGAGTGCTGGCAGTTTTTGCGCGTGAGCCTCATTTGGCGGCCCTGCGCAGCTCGACTGCAGCGCGCTCGTGCTCGTCGGCCAGCCGCTCCATGAGCCGCTTCAGCAACCTGCGCACCGAGATGCGCGCCCATTCGAAATCTTTGTTCGTCATGCCTCGCAGTTTTGCCCCCGCGAGCCGCTCAACCGCTCTCAAATGAATCGAGGCCAGTTGATGAACCAGCTTGGTTTCCCCTCTGAAATCACCATCCAGGAGGTCGCTCGCGAGAAGTCGCTGGGCGGCGCAATCAGCCTCTGCGCGAAGGCCGCCGGCTTGGAGCCGAAGGAGGTGCAGAGCCGCCTGAAGACCGACAAGGCGCAGTTCTCCCGCTGGACGGACGACGTCGAAGGCATCAAGTGGGAGAAGTTCATCGCGCTGATGGACGAATGCGGCAACGACGCGCCGCTGCTCTGGATGCTGCATGCGCGCGGCTACGACCTCGCGAGCCTGCGCCGCCAGGAGACCGAGCTCGAGCGCCAGATCCGCGAGCTGAAGGAAGCGAACGAGATGCTGCTGCACGACAAGCGCGTGCTGACCGAAGCGCTGTCGGGGAGGGCTGCAGCATGAACTGCAAGCCCAACGACCTCGCGATCGTCGTGATGATTCCGCGCTTCGCCGAGACCGATCGACCAGTGCCCGACGAAGTGTCGTTGCAGCTGCGCAAGGCGATGGTTGGCCGGATCGTTCGATGCGTCCAGCTTGACGCTGATGGCGAATGGCTCATCGATCCGGTCAGCATCAAGTTCCGCGTCAACGGGAGAGAGTTGACCGCTCTGGGTGACTCGATCAGCGATTCGGTGTTGCGCCCGCTGCCTGGTCTCGACGCAACTGAAGAGGCACGCAACGCGCTCCCGAAGGCCGATGTCATGGCTCCGCGCCGCCAGGTGGAGTTCAGCCGGTGAGCAGCGACGACAGCCTGTCCCGCGGCCTGGCCGCATTCCGCCAGGCCGGCACTGGCCTGGCGATGACGCGGAATTGCTTCATCGGCCAGCACCACGTGCTGCAGACCGCCGGCTGGGTGATCCTGAACCTGGGCGGCGCGAAGGTCGGCTGCTGCGCGGCCTGCAATGCGAAGCGCGCGGCACGGCGCGCACTGAAAGCCGCCGCATGAACGACGCCACATGGCCCACCGACCGCACTGCCTGCTTCGGCACGTGCTGCCACCTCCACGGAACCTGCCAGCGTTACGCCGCCGTCGATAACTCGACCGAGGGCACGGTGTTCATTGACCACTGCGGACCGGAGTACCGGATGTACATCCCGATCCTGCCCGCAGCTTCATCGGAGACGGCTTGAACTACTTCGAGCACCACATCGGCGACTACGACGCGGACACGTCGCACCTGTCGTGGGTGGAGGACATGGCCTACACGCGCCTGATGCGTCTCTACTACCGCAAGGAACTGCCGATCCCGGTCGACGTGCCCGAGGCCTGCCGGCTAGTGCGCGCGCAGAGCCGCGAGCAGCGCGCCGCGGTTGAGAGCGTGCTGCGCGAGTTCTTCACGCTGGCCGCCGACGGCTGGCACCAGAAGCGGTGCGACGCCGACATCGCGCGCTACCAGAAGAAGGTTCTGCACAACCAGGAGGTTGGCAAGCTGGGCGGGCGACCGAAGAAATCAGGAACCCAAAGCAAACCCGGAAATAACCCAGGTGGTTTTCCTGAAGAACCCAAAGCAAACCCTCTCCAGACACCAGACACCAATCATTCCGAAGCTATCGCTTCGGGCGGCAAGCCGCCGGCCGACGCCGATCCGGCCGAGTTGATCTTCGGTCGGGGCGTGCCGATGCTCACCGCCTCCGGCGTCAGCGAGAAGAACGCCCGTTCGATGCTGGGCCTGATGCGCAAGACCCACGGCGACGCAGCCGTGATCGATGCGGTCCAGCGCTGCGCCGACGAGCGCGCGCTGCAGCCGGTCGAATTCCTGCAGGGCGTGCTGCGCGCCAGCACCAAAGCCGCCGGCAAGCACGCCGGCTTCTCCACCAAAAACTACCGCGACGGAGTCGAAGCCGATGGATCACTCGTCTGAACCCGGGCCGCGCTCGCTCGCCGATGCGCTCGGCGCCAAGCAGCCCGACCGCGATGCCAAGTGCCCCGAGCACGGGCCGTTCACCAGTCGCAACATCCTCGGCCGGGTCTGGTCGAACTGTCCGGAGTGCGAGGCCGCCAGCCACGCGCAGCGCGATGCCGCCACCGAGGCCGAGGACCGCGCGCGCGCCGAGCAGCGCCACCAGCAGTTGCTGACGACGGCGCGCATCCCGGCCCGCTTCATCGGCCGCAGCTTCGAGAACTTCGTCGCCGAGACGGACGCGCAGCGCCACGCGCTCACCGTCGCTCGAGGGTACGCCGAGGACTTCACCGCCAACGCGCGCCGCGGCGCCGGGCTGGTGCTGGCCGGCATGCCCGGCACCGGAAAGAGCCACCTCGCCGCCGCGATCCTGCAGGCGCTGCTGCCGCGCAACGTCGCCTACATGACCTGCATGGACGTGATCCGGGCGGTGCGCGAGACCTGGCGGCGCGACAGCGAGCGCAGCGAGACGCAGGTGCTGCGCCACCTCGAGCAGCTGGACCTGCTGGTGATCGACGAGGTCGGCGTGCAGTACGGCACTGACGGCGAGCAGACGGTGCTGTTCGACGTGCTGGACCGCCGGTATCGCGAGGTGCGGCCGACGGTGCTGCTGACGAACCAGGACAAGGCCGGATTCAAGACCTTCATCGGTGAGCGGACGTTCGACCGGCTGGCCGAAACGACGCGCTGGGTGCCGTTCGACTGGGCGAGCTACCGCCCGACGGCGCGAAAGGCTGCAGCACAACCCGAAGGACAACCCCAATGACCCGCAAGATTTCGCCGGTCGCTCGCCTCTGCGAGTTGATCGAGATGTTCCAGAAAGCCCCGCGCACCCGCGCCGAGATCAGCGCGTACTTCGGCGTCCGCACCGGCGACGAGACGGTGTATCGCCACATCCGGGAGATGCACCAGCACGGGCTGATCTACGTCGACGCGACAGACCTCCGCCCGCCGAGCGGTAGGGGGCCGAACTCGATCCGCTTCGCATGGCAGCCGTCGCCGTTCGCGCACCCGGACGCTGATGGCGGGGCGACGCTGCGGAGCTACCGGTCGCGCTCGCCGCGGTTCGGCGGCGCGGATCCGCAGCCCTACGTGCGCTCGCCGCGGGTCGAGAAGAAGCCTGCGCCCCAGCGCAAGCGCGCGCCGAAGGTGCTCGACGAAGACATGGTGCCAGTTCAGCGCGTCCTGCCGTCCGACGCGTGGTCTCGAAAGCCGCCCGGCCTGGCGCCGGCGCAGTGGCACGAGGTGATCGCGTGACCTTCGAGGAACTCTGCGACGGCGGCCTGCTGCTCGGCTTCGTGCTGCTGGCGATCCTGCTGCTGATCTTGTTCGGCTGGATTCTGGTGCTGGTCATCGCCAAGCGCGCGGTGGTCGGGCTGGTTCGCTGGCTGGGGAGGCCCTGCCTGTGAGCGAGAAGCGCACGTTCTTCCTGGTCGACCGGGCAGTGCTGCGCCGCGCATTCGAGGCGGCCGAAGTGCTGGTCGGCTCAGGCTGGAAGCTCACGCTGCAGGAGGTTGGCCGGACGCTGGACCAGAACGCCGCGCAGTGGCCCTACCTCGACGCCTTCAGCAAGCAGCTGCGCTGGCCGGTCAACGGCGAGATGGTGCAGATGGAGCCCGAGGAGTGGAAGGACGTGCTGACGGCCGCATTCCAGGGCGAGACGGTGCGCCTCGCGCGCGGGCTGAATGGTGGCGTCGTGATGCTCGGCATGCGCACCAGCAAGATGGGCAAGCGCCGGTTCAGCGAGTGGCTCGAGTTCCTGAAGGCGGTGGCCGCCGAGCGGAGCGTCGAGGTATACCCGGAGGACGTGCCGGCATGAAGACCTGCAAAGCCCCCGGCTGCACCGAGCGCTTCGAGTCCCGCCGCCCCTTCGAGGTCTGGTGCAGCCCGGAGCACGGCGCCCTGATCGCCAGGCAGCGGGTGGAGAAGGCCCGCGCCAAGGCAGCGCTGAAGGAGCGCCGCGAGCACAAGGTCAAGCTCGACGCCGTCAAGCCGAAGCAGCACTGGCTGAAGAAGGCCGAGGCTGCCGTGAACTGGTACGTGCGCACCCGGGACTTCCACCTCGGCTGCTGCTCCTGCGATCTCCCTGCCTCCTGGGATGGACAGTGGCACGCCTCCCACTTCCGCAGCGTTGGTGCCGCCTCCGCGGTCCGCTTCAACCTCTGGAACATCCACAAGGGCTGCAGCGTCTGCAACAAGTTCCGCAGCGGCAACATCATCGAGTACCGCCCCCGGCTCGTTGCGCTCATCGGCGCCGACAAGGTCGACTGGCTGATGGCGCAGAACCAAGTCGTCGACTACTCCGTCGAGTACCTCCAGCGCCTGCAGCGCGTCTTCAACAAGAAGGCCCGCCGGCATGAAAGGCGCAACCGATGAGCCCCGTCCGCTGCCAGGACTGCGTGAACTGGTCGATCCGCGACACGGATCAGGCCCTCGCCCGGCATGGCCTCGCGATCTGCAAGATCCGCAGCGCCGGCAAGCACCAGACCTTCAGCGGCCTCTACGAGCGGATCTGCAGTGACTTCCGCCAGGCGCCGCCCGAAACCATCACCGCCCGCGAAAAGTTCGCGGCCAGCAAGCCGGCGGCTGAGACGCCCGGCACAACGAAAGGAACGAGATGAATAGCAACCGATTCCTCGGTCTGGCGCTTGCCGCAATGGTGGGCGGTATGGGCGCTGTTGCGGCAACGCCGCTCAACGTCATGCCGAGGGCCGTCATCGAGCGCCGCACCCAGCGCGATCTCAAGGCCCAGCGTCGAATGATCGACTCCGGCAGCTACTGGGGCAAGACGAAGCGCCGCGGCCCCGGCTGGTCGAACCGCCACGTGCAGCGCATGGCAGCCAAGCGCCGCAACCGCGCCAATAACCGCCGCGCGCATCGCGGCTGAAGCATGTCGCACAACCTCAGCCATGGCCGCCGCCGCGACTGGTTCCGCATTGTGCGGAGTCTGATGAGCGTCGGCATCTCCATGGGTGAGGTGGCCCGCCAGGTCGGCCGGGATCAAAAAACCGTCGCCGCATGGACGGAAGGGGGAGAACCCCGCGAATCTGACGCCAGAATCGTGCTGGCCCTGTTCGCAAAGCACTGCCCGAAGCAGTACATCGACCATGAGCGCCGGTTCCGCATCGCCCTGGAGATTGCAGCGATGGACCGGCGCCAACAGGTCATCAAGGTGGGCGAGAGCCTGCCGCTACCGTTCACGGAGACCACATGAAAACCGTCGCCACCTTCCTTCTGGCCCTGCTGCTGACCGCATGCGGTGGGGGCGGGACCGAAACCACCACGCACCGCAGCATCGATGCTCCGGACTGCTCAGCCTCGGGGGTTTGCACCTGATGGACAAGCAACTGATCCAGCGTCTGACGCTCGCAGCGCGCTTCCCTCAGCCGCCGGCTCAGGAGCACATGACAGCGTTCGCCGCCCTGGTGGCCGAGGAGTGCGCCAAGATCGCGGAGCGGCACCAGTTGGCCGACACGACCTGCGGCATCAGCATGAGCGTGCCCGCCAGCCCGTTCCATGCGGCGATGATCCGCAAGGCCTTCAAAGCCTCGGAGGTTCTCGACTGGCGCGCCGTGGTGGTGAAGGTTGCGCGCCGACAGCAAGACCGTCCGCAGGTGCGGGTTCAAGTGCACACCTGGCGGGCCGACGGAACCCGCGGCAACTTCACGTTCGAAACGTCATGGCTCCGCACCGCCTCGGACGAGGACATCCTGCGCGCCATCGACGCCTCGGAGGCTCCGCGATGACCACCACCCAGGAGATCCTCGACTCCATGGAGTCCGTCTGGCATCAGGCCGGTTGCCTCCCGCCGGGCTCCCGCACGATGATGGTCGACCGCCGCACCCTGGAGACGTTCGAGGTGGTCAGCGCCGAGCAGCGCTGGCTGGACCGCCTGAACTCGCCGGCCGGGCTGAAGGCGCTGTTCCCGGCGCTGAAGGGCTGACATGAAGCACAAGACGGAAGAGTTGTCCGACGAACTGCTGGACGCAGCAGTTGCGAAAGCCATGGGCTTGGGCCGTGTGCCAAGTGCCATCTGGCAGCCCTCTCGGAATTGGGAGCATGGTGGGCCGATCATCGAGCGGGAGCGCATCACGGTCGGCCCCGCCGCATCGAAGCGCTATGGCTGGTGGGCTGGGCAGCCGGCAGACCATCGGGAAGACAGCTACGGCCCCACGCCACTGATCGCCGCCATGCGCGCCTACGTCGCCGGCAAGGTCGGCGAAGAGGTCGAACTCTGATGGGCCGCCCCTCCAAGCTGAGCCCCGCCCAGTGGGAAGAAGTCGAGCGTCGGCTGGCCGCAGGGGAGGGCGCGAGCGATCTTTCCCGCGAGTACGGGGTGCACCCATCGCAGGTGACGCGGCGAGTTGCGCAAAAATCGCAAAAGGTCCGTGAGGTTGCGCAAAAGGTTGCGGAAGCCAATACGGCGCTGGCTGAATTGCCGGTCGCGCAGCAGTACAGCGCGCTCTCGCTCGCCGAGACGATCGGCAACGTGATGAAGAGTTCGGCCAAGGCTGCGGAACTCGGCGCGAAGACAGCGCATCGCCTCCAGGCGCTCGCCAACACGGAGGCGGCCAAGATCGATGATGCCAACCCGGGAAGCGGCGCATCCGAGGCATCCCTTCGAACCGTCGCCATGCTGACGAAGGTGTCGAACGAGGCGGCCGCCATGGGCATGGGGTTGATCGCCGCGACGAAGGATCGGATGGCCAAAGCCGAGGAGGCGGAGCGGCAGTCCGGCGTGATGGCTGGCCCGCTGCGCCCGCAACTGACCCGCGAGCAGTGGCTCAAGACGCACGGGCTCGCCTGAATGTGGATTCCCCAGCCCGGCGGGCAACTCCCTGCGATCGAGGCCGACTGGTGCGATGAGCTGTTCTACGGCGGCGAGCGCTACGGCGGGAAGAGCGACTTCCAGCTCGGCTACCAGGAGGACGGGGCGCTGCGCTTCGGCAAGCACTATCGGGGGATCATGTTCCGCAAGACCTACCCGGAGCTCGAGGAGCTGCAGGCCAGGGCGATGGAGGTGTTCCCGCAGGAGGGGGCGACCTACAAGACGCAGCCCAGCGCCGAGTACCCGTTCTCGAACTGCTGGTACTGGCCGAGTGGCGCCAGCGTCAAGATGCGCTTCATCGAGGCGGAGAAGGACTACGGCAAGTACCACGGGCACCAATACTGCCGGATCAGCTTCGACGAGGTGACCGAGTACGCCAGCCCGGCCGGCTTCCTGAAGATGCTGTCCTGCCTGCGCAGCCCGTACGGCATCCCATGCACCGTGCGGCTGACCGGCAACCCGGGCGGCATCGGGCACGTGTGGGTCAAAGGCCGCTACATCGACGTGACCAGGCCGATGACGCCTTACGTGGACCCCGAGACCGGCTTCGTCCGCATGTTCGTGCCGTCGAAGATGGCGGACAACCGCATCGGCATGCAGGCGGACCCGGGCTACAAGAACCGGCTGCTCGCCGCCACCGCAGGCAATGAGGCGCTGCGCAAGGCATGGTTCGAGGGCGACTGGGACATCGTGGCTGGCGCCTTCTTCGAGAACTGGCGCTCGGCGCTGCACAAGATCCCGCGCTTCACGCCGCCGAAGCACTGGACACGCGGCCGGTCGATGGACTGGGGTGGGGCTCACCCGTTCTCGGTCGGCTGGTGGTGCGTGGCCGAGGAAGAATGGGTGAAGCTGTCGGACGGGAGCGAGCGGCAGTTCCCGGCCGGCGCGCTCATCCGCTACCGCGAGTGGTACGGGGTAGAGCGCGACGCCGGCGGCAACGCGAACCCGGACGTCGGCATCCGGATGGACATCGAGGACATCGCCCGCGGCATCAAGGCGCGCGAGGCGGGCGAGACGATCAACGAGCAGATGAGCCCGGCCGGCACCGACCTGTGGACGACCTCCAGCGGCCCGTCGCTGTTCGAGCGCATGGTCAAGATCGACGAGCACACCGGCCCGCGCTTCATGCGCGCCGACACCAACCGCGTGGCCGGCTGGCAGCAGGTGCGCGGCCGGCTGAACGGTGAGGACGGCAAGCCCATGCTCTACGTCACCGAGGATTGCCGGGATTTCCTGCGCACGTTCCCGGCCCTCCAGAACGACCCGAACAAGCTGGAGGACGTCGACACCAAGGGCGAGGACCACGTGGGCGACGAGACGCGGTACATGTGCATGGCGCGCCCGTGGAGCACGGTCAAGAAGCCGCGTGTATTCACCGGGCCGCCGGCGTGGTCGCTCGACGGCATCATCAAGCGGGACGAGGAAGAGAAGCGCCGGCTGCTGCGGGGCTGAAACGCGGGGAAAACGCCAGTCGGGTCGCGGCTCAATGGCTGCATGCACTCGACGCCTGACCTCGCCCTGGACTTCACGCACCGCCGCTCGATCGACGCGGCCGACCTCAAGCGGCTGGTCGACCCGGCCGTGATCTTCGAGGGGACGCACGTCGACGAGGACGGCGCTGTCGCCTACCTGTACACGGTGGCCGGCGTCCTGGACGGAACCAACATCTTCACGCTGGCCGGCGGTTGCACCGTGGGCGGCGACGCGATTCTGATCCACGCCGACAGCCGCGAGCACGCGGACCTGCTGGCCGGGATGGGGCTCGAGGACACGATCAACGCGCTCGGCGCCGAGGACGAGCGCTACATCGACGCGCAGGCCGCCCTCGCGCGGCTCGCCACCCTGAACCCGGTCCAGCGCCTGGAGCTTGCCACCAAGCCCGCGGCTGACAAGTCCGACGCCTTCGTGAACGACGTGGATGCGATCCGTCCGCTGATCGGCGACGACATCGTGCTGGCGTCCGGGGGCGTGAAGCACTGATCACCACGGGGCCGGTGCAGCCCCTCGCTGTGCACCCGGCTGGCAGGGCTGTTCTCTGCGTCAAAGGAACGAATCATGTCCATCAAGACCAAGTCCCTCGGCTCCGCCGGCTCTGCCGTCGACATGCTGCTGATCACCGGCGGCACCAACGCCACCCCGATCGTCGCCACCTTCGCCGCCAACAGCGGGCTGAAGACCGGTGACAAGGTGGCCATCGCCGGCGTCACCGGTCTCACCGCCATGAACGGCGAGTGGCCGCTGAACATGCTGACCGCCACGACCGGGCAACTGGTCGGCTCGGTGGGCAACGGCACCTACGGCGGCTCGCCGCGCTGCGCCCAGGTGTTCGACACCACGCCGCTGATGAACAGCCACTCGGCCGGCCTGGCGGTCGCCGGCAACTTGGTCGGCACCGTGACGCTGACCTCATTCGCCAGCCTGTCCGAGTTCACCGCGAACGACAACTCGCTGCTGGGCGCTGTCCCCGCACCGATCCAGTCGATCTCGCTGCAGGGCGTCACCAACGTGAACGCCACGTCGGCCAGCTCGGCGACCAAGGCCACGTCGGCGGTGGTGATGGCGGCGACGAACCAGGGCCTGGAGGCCGAAGTGAAGCTGTCGCGCTACATCCACGCGACGGTCAGCGCCTACACCTCCGGCACCGTGTCGATCAGCCTGCAGGGTTGATAGATGGCCGACCTCGTTCCGCCCACATCGCCGCAGCAGGCCCAGCCACAGCAGGGCGAGCGTGTCGTGTCCGACCAGGACAAGGCGCTCGCCAAAGAGTGGATGAGCCGCATCGAAGCGGCGATCAAGCGGACCGAGGCGGCCACGAAGCGATTCGCCACGAACCGCCAGCGGCTGCAGGGCAAGAACCCTGACGCCGAGGGTAAGCCGTATCGGACGAACCTGTTCTTCTCGAACCTCGCGAGCATGCGGCCGCAGGTGTACGCGAAGGATCCGGAGTTCGCCGTCAAGCCGCGCAAGGGCGTGCCCGAGGCCCGGCTGAAGATGGTGCAGGGGTTCTGCGACACCGCCGAGGCGCTGCTGCAGAAACTGCTGGTCGAGGACGCGCGGCTGAAGAAGCGCACGAAGCGCCAACTCACCGCCGCCTACACCACTGCCGTGGGCTGGACGAAGGCCCAGTGGCAGGAGGACACGAAGACCGACACCGCAATCATCGAGCGGATGAAGGACACGCAGGACAACATCAACAAGGTGGAGGCCCTGCGAGCCGAGCTCGACGATCCGTCGACCACCGACCACGAATTGAAGCTGGCCGAGCTGCAGCAGACGCTCGCCGGCCTGGAGTCGCAGAGCGAGGTGACCGTATGGCGCGGCCCGGTCTACGACTTCGTGAAGTCCGAGGACGTGATCATCCTGGACGAGTCCGTCGAGGAGGTGCAGGACTACCCGCGCGCCGACGCGATGGCGCACCGGGTGTGGATGACGCCGCAAAAGTACAAGGCGTGGGCCGGCTACGAGGCGAAGAAGGCGAAGCGCTACAAGCCGAAGGCCGCCGACGGCTCGACCCAGGACGCGAGCGGCGGCGATCAGCACCGCTGCCTGCTGTGCGTCTACGAGGTGTGGGACCAGACGTCGAACCGCGTGCTGTACGTGTGCGACGGCGAGGAAGGCTTCGTCAAGCCGCCGATGTCCCCCGACTGGACCGGCCGGCAGTGGTATCCGTTCTTTCTGATGCTGTTCAACGAGGTCGACGGGGCGTTCTATCCGCAGTCGGACGTGGAACTCATCACCCAGCTGGTCAACGAGTACAACACCAATCGGGACGACCTGGTGCGCGACCGGAAGTTCGCGCTGCCGCTCAACGTGGTGCGCAAGGGTGGAGCACTGACGCCGACCGACGTCACGAACATCACCAACCGCCAGGGCTCCGACGTGATCGTCGTCGAGGGCAATGGCGGCAAGCCGATCGGCGACGACATCTACAGCGGCACGCTCGGGAACATCAACCCGACGGCCTACGACACGGCGCCGGCGCGCGGTGACATCGAGCAGACGCTCGGCGGCGGGGACGCCAGCCGCGGCACGGTCACCCAGGCGAAGACCGCCACCGAGGCCGAGATCCTGGCGCAGGGCCTGCGCAGCCGCAGCAGCGAGCGCACCGACATCACCGAGGACATGCTCTCGGACGTGGGCGCCTACGTGCTGGAGATGTGCCTTCGCAAGATGACCGAGGCCGAGGTGCGCGAGATCGCCGGCGAGGAAGCGGTGTGGCCGCAGATGACCGCCGACCAGATCTTCCGGCAGGTCAGCGTGCGGGTGCAGGGCGGCAGCACGGGCAAGCCGGACCGGCTGCAGGATCAGGACCGGTGGACCAAGGTGCTGCCGGTCATCGAGAAGGCGCTGGCCCAGGTCACAGAGCTGCGCGCCAAGGGCGACAACCAGTCGGCCTCCGCGGTCGTGGCGCTGGTCAAAGAAACGCTGCGGCGCTTCGACGAGCGGCTCGACATCGAGCAGTACCTGCCGGCGCCGAAGGAAGGAGAGGACGGGCAGGGCGCGCCGGACCCGATGCAGGATCCGCGCGTCCAGCAGATCGGCCAGCAGATGCAGCAGCAGATCCAGGAACTCACTCAGCAGGTGCAGGACCTGGAGGCGCAGCTGAAGAGCAAGGCGGACGAGGCGCAGGCCACGGTTGCCGTCGGCCAGGCCAACGCCCAGCGCGACGTGGAGGTGGCGCAGATCAATGCGCGCCGCGACATCGAGGTGGCGAAGGTGACCGCGCCAATCGAGGCCGAGGCAAAGATCATCGTCGCCCGCATCCAGGCCGAGGCCGCCCCGGCGAACGACACGCTGCCGGCCGCGACGCCGCTGCCCGATGTGCCGCCGATCGAGCCGCTGGAGACGGAGCCGATCGAGCAACTCGCGCCCGGCGGCGACATGCAGCCCGGGCCGATGTAAACGCGGGGAAAACACCGCGCCGGACGCGCAACGATGCCCGCACAACAGAACTGACCAACCGCCGCCATGAAACTGCACCGCCTGTTCCGACTGCACTGTCTGATGAAGCCCGATGACGAGGGCGGCGGCGGGGGCGCGATCGACACGTCGGTGCCGGTGGAGGTGGTGACGCCCGATGCCGCGGTGGTGCCGGATGCGCCGGCCATCGATGCGGCGCCCGCGCCGAAGACGATGCTCGAAGCGATGTTCCCGAAGGGCGCCGAAGAGGCGCCGCAGGGACAGCCGCGCGACGAGGCCGGCCGGTTCGCCGCGAAGGTGGCGGCCGATGCCGCCGCCGCGGCGCTGGCCGGCGCGAAGCCCGCAGTGCCGGGCGCACCCGCGGTGCCTGCTGCGAAGCCGGTCGCCGACGACCTGAAGATGCCCGAGGGCCTGAAGCCGGAGTCGCAGCAGCGCTTCCAGTCGATGGCGAACGAGCTGCGTGAACTCCGGCCGCTGCGCGAGCAGGCTGACATGCTGACGCGTCAGGTCAGCCACGTGAAGGAAGTGTTCCACGAGCACCAAGTGCAGCCGGAGCAGTTCCAGCAGGCGATGAGCATCGTTGGCATGATCAACGGCGGCGACTACGCTGGCGCGATGGGCCTGCTGCGCGAGCAGATGCAGCAGCTCGCCCTGCTGACCGGTGAGCCGGCGGCGGCCGCGATCGACCCGCTCGAGAAGTTCCCTGATCTGCGCGCCAAGGTGGACGGACTGCAGATCACCGAGAAGGACGCGATCGAGCTGGCGCGCAACCGGTGGCAGCAGGGGCTCGTCCAGCAGCGGCAGCAGGTTG